GCAAAGGTTTTAAGATAGTCTTCTATAACAGCACCTGCTGATGTTGTATCAGTAGATGAGTTTGCTGCAGCATTGAAGTCATTAGCAAACTCTTTACCACGACGCTCTGTTTCTGCAGCTCTTCGGCCCTCAGTTGCTTCAAGTTGAGCCTTCTTCAATCGAGCTTCATGCTGTTTAAGCATAGGTTTTAATAAATATTTATTAACTAAACGTCTATTAATACCTGTCTCTAACACTTGTGTTATGAAAAGACTATCTATTTCTTTAGATATTATAGATCTTTCCATAGCTGTCAAACCACCCGGTTCTGTCCACTTCTTGAATACTCCGGGTTCTACTTCAGCTAGTACTAGATCTTTAGCTCTTTCAAATAAATCACCACTTTGACCAGCAGCTATACCAAGTATTTCTTTTATCTGTGCTCTATTCATACCAGTCTCTTTCAGAGCACTAGCTAGATCAGGATCAAGCCATTCTAATTCACCAGCAGCTGTATAGTTGATTTTCTTCTGAGCATCTAATTCAGCTTCATTAGCATCTACTTCAGCTTCATCTAAGACTTTACTTTTAATTGCATCTGGATCGTCTGAATAATAATTTTGTACAGCATTTCTAGCATCAGCTTCAGTTCTAGCCCACTTAGCAAACTGCACACCTTGTTTTGTAAAGGCTGCTAGTTCTTTCCAATTACTAGATTGAGCTTTAATAGAATCATTATGCATCTTAATAAGTCTGTCATAATGAGCATTCATCATTTTGACATTCTGATCTATCTGTTTATTAGTAGCTTCAGTTAAATCAACTTCAGTTTGTAGATAGTTTGTTTTGCTAGTATTGATACCTAGCGAGGGATTAAATGAATTAGTCATAATTTGAATACATTCTTAGTCCAGAATTCTGCTCCACCGAAACCAGTACCAATACTAGCTACAGTACTTGCAGCACTAAGTACAGGTTGTATCTTCTCCCATGGACTCTGTTGCTGTTCAAATACAGCAGGTCCATACTCAGCTGGTAATCCTAGCTTTTGTCTATTCATTGCTACCTTATTCATATATTGTCTATCTAAACCTTGATTGGCAGAGGCATATTCTCTACCTAATGTATTACCTATTTTACTTTCAATCTCAGCAGTCTTAGATAATAAAGCTAAATATGAATTCCTACCAGCAGTTGCAGATCTACCGCCTTGAGCTGCTAAAGATCCGCCTTTCATAGCATATTCTTTAGTAGCAGTTTCAAGTATTTTTCTACCTTTACCTACTATATCTAAGGCTTTTGTTTGGACATCTGATCTACCTCTAGATAAGCCAATAACATTTCTATTATGACCCATCTTCCAACTAGCTTCTTTATTACGAAACTTATTTTTATTGGATGCTAATTGGTAATCTTTGTTGTGTTTTTCTAATTTAGCTTTTTGCTTATAAGGATTTCGACACACGACAGAACTCTATAAAGGACAAGTTATTAGGTCCATACTTAAGTTCTCTTAAGAATTTAAAACCTAAAAATTTGAGTAGTTTTAAATGAACAGTATTGCGTTTATCAACAATGTTCCATAATAGCGGTTCAGTTCTACTCTCAACGAATCGCTTAGCTTCTCTTGCAAAGGTAATAGGATAGTCATGAATTGCGGGTGTACATAACATCCATATTGCTCCATCAGGTCCGACACCAGCCATACCAGCAGTCTTGCCGTTAGGCACCTCGAACCACACCCCTAAGCCTTCGTGAACGCACAAAGTTAGGTGTTCTATAGGATCTAGCCCATGACCTTCTTCGATCTCTCTACGGTCTTCTGGACGTAAATTAAAGGCCACCTGTAAGGCAGCCTTCATTGTTAGTGGGTGAATGTATTTAGACACGTTTGTAATTTCTTTGTGAATAATCTCCTTCCCATGACATAGCATGTAATGTTGCTGGAGATGGGTGTGATGATTTCAGTAGTACTTCTACATTACTATTCTTTTCATATACAGGTACTGTTTGTATTTGTTCAGGTAAATACGGTGCATCAGATACTAAATACTCATCAGATAAACTTGATTCATATGTTTCAGTATAATCAGCTTTACCTACTCTTTGTAAGGTAGTAGAATATAATCCTGACTTACCAAAGTTTAATTTAATTCTATGTATTATAAGTGAAGAATTAACATCAGATTTAGACTGTTCTCCCTCTTGTTTAGTTAGATATAAAGTAGGGAAATGTACAGAGTACTCATATAAATATCCTATATAGAATGTACCAGTAGACCAATCTCCCGGTACTGTAAAGTCATCTGTATTAGTTACAGTACATTCAGCATACCGTCCTACTCTAGTAGCATTAGAATCTATATCAATTATTACAAGACTACCATTAGGTGTTGTTACCTGATCTATCCAATCAGATTGGTTAGCAAATGTAGTTAAGTTTGTACTAGCACTATAAGTACCATTGCCAACTGTAGTCCAGTTATCTAGATGTATTAGATAGTCAACACCATTCTCTTCTATACTAGGATCAGTATCTTCTTGCATGATACTCATTCTTTGTAAGAAGTCATCTGTATCTAGTATATAATAATCATCATCAATAATGAAATGATACTTAAGTGGGTTATTGAATTTCCATTTAAACCAAGCAGTTTGAGGTCTTCTATCTCCACTCTGTAAATACTTATACCCATATACTATATCAGTATTAGTTTTACCAAATAGTATTAATTGGTTTTCTCTAGAATTAGTTAGTAAATCTATATTCTTATTTAAGAGAGTAGGTATTAATTTACTAGTCTCTACTATTATAGGTTCTCCTTCTCTTTGAATATTAGCCATCTCATTAAAACGACTATTCTTACCTGAGTTATCTATATAACCTACAGTAACACCTAAAGAAATAGGAGGTATATTTTTATTATAATTATATGTAGATACACTTCTTAGTTTAGCAGTATCTGGATTTAATATCTCTGCATCAGAAGATAATAAGAATTGTTGGTTAGTACTAAATACTAATAGACCAGATGTAGTTTCTACTCCATCAAATAAATCTGAAGGGAACATAGAACTACTAGATATATCTATAGGATCTACAGCGCTTACAGCTAGAGCTGTCTTAGCAAAGAAACTAGGTGTAGATAATTCTCCGGGTCTTGATAGTATAACATTCTCTCCTGATAATAATGCTAATCTATTACGGAAGAATAATACTTTATTTATATATTTATCTACATTAGTTCCAGAGTAATTTGGATGACCACTTCTTACACTTACAAAAGATGGTAAGGCATTAGTATTGTCATCCCCTACTACTCTATCTTCCCAAGAATATTTTTTCACTAAAAAATCACCGTCTGTCTGACGTTGTAATACATGAGGCATAGTAGTAGCATCTAGACTCTTTACTATATTCGGAGCAGGGCATTCTACCCATGATCCAGCACCATCTATATTACCATTACCTTCAAACTTAAGATAGTAATCATCTTCTACTGAATCTCTTGAATTAGCTACTTTAACTATATAACCATGTCTACATTGATTAGGTAAGTCTGCAACATTATTAACTGATTTTTGCATTACTCTCATTAAATCCTGATCAACTACTTCAACACTAAAAGCATTAGTTGAATATAAATAAAGACCAGTACCTATGAGTCTCCAACTTACTCCAGTACCACTTAGTTCAGTTGCAATACTACCAAGAATTGTATCTGGAGTTACAGCTGTATCAGCATCAAATGGTGTTGGTGCTGGACGTATTATACCAGCCTCATTATCTCCATTAATAGTACCTTTAATAAAAGTATCTTCATGGTCTTCAACTCTTAAAGTATAAGTATAATCAGTTTTAGCTTGAGTTAAAGTAACTGATACAGTATCTCCAGTTTCCCAACCTTCTCCACCATGTAATAAAGTAACTTGTCTATTATATGAACAGCTATAAGTACTGTGATCAACAGACTCTGCATCATCAATTCTGTTTAATTGACCTTGCTGACCTAAAGTTGTGATACGAAAGATAAGATTCCTTTTACCTTTATGTGCACTCTCGATTGTACAACCCTGGTTTGTATGATCTCCTTCATTAGCAGTAGTTATATAATAAAATGTATTAACATCTTGTACTGTTATTTGGTGTTTAGTTTGGTTAGTAAAACCACCACTAACAGCAGCACTATTTCCTGTAATTTTTATCTGATCTCCAGATTTTAAACCATGATTAGCATAAGTTATAGTAATTTTATTATTTGTTAACCCATTAGCATCTGATGATGTAAAAGTTGCAGATACCGTATTAGCACCGAATGATCCTATAGTAAAATCTGAAACACTAAATACTTGTGTACCTATCCCTGGACATGGACCTGAACCACCACCTTCATATAAAGTATCTGATTGAATTTTTAATCTAGTAGCTCTTTTTCTATGACTTGTAGTATCCTGAGTATTAAATATATTCAAACCATACTGTCTACCATTCTCTGTTCTTAATAGTTCAATGAAAGCAAAGTGTGCATCAATATAGTTATCTGTAGTACCTGTGGTAAGTACAGGTTTAGTTCTATTATTTAAGAAGGTAGTATCATTAATAGTTAATGTTTGTAAGTCTTCTGTAGCTGTAGCACTACTGGGTGTTAAGTAATTAGTTATAGATGTATGATCAGAGTTACTACCATTGTATGCACTGTTATCTGTATGATACCATACATCCTTTTCAACACCGTTCTCACAACTCCACATTCTAACTTTACCATCAGAAGCTATTTGACCTATATAAGATCCTTCTGTCTCATCTCTATAGTAATGGAACCAAGAACCATTAGACTGTACATTAGCTAATGGTGTAGATCCTATACGTTTAGTTCCCGGTCTCTTATATAGTCCTTCAGTTATATCAGGAATACCATTTACTATATCTTTAACTTGACCGGGGAACTTCTTTAAATCTGGTTGTTGTGATATACCAGCATAATAAGTATCTATAGTTTGTGTTACTCCAGCCATTATCTTCCTAGTGACCTCCAAGGTTGATAGGCAGTATAAATACTATCCTCTGGTAAACCAAACATAGTAGGATTACCTTGATTACATTCGTACTCCATTACTGTAGCTCTAGCTAAAGCTTCTTGTTGAGCTAGTAGTTGGGCTAGTTGTGGGTTACCTACTAATTGTGTAGCAGCTCTTACAGCAGCTTTATATATTATATATCTTTTAAATGGTGATGGTATATCTTCATAAGATAGTAGTCTTACTATATCTAAATCTATTGAAGTGTGATCAGAGAAATCATCTGTATGATTATACTTATCATATAGATAACCATTTCTCTTTACTACATCATGTGTTCTATCTGACCAACCATTAGTTGTATCCATCTTTAAGATATCATCACTTATAGATATCTTACCATTAGAGTCTGGTGTAAATGGTACATGCTTTTCTATATTAAAATGCCAACCTTCATTCTGTACATCTACGTTAGCATCTCTTAATAAATTATATATGAATGATATTTCTGGGTTAGCAAAGTTAATTGTATCACCAGTGCCATTATCTGATGGACCTAATGATGTTACTGGTGACTGACCGATAGCTCCCAAGATTGCATTTACAGCGGAGAGTTCGGTCTCGGTATCAGTTGTCGTGGAAGCCATAAATTTTTGTAATAAAAAAGGGAGCCATAAAGACTCCCGTATGAATAATAAATTAGAATGCAGCAGTATTACCTGAAGCTACAGCAGCACCAGCAACTAATTCCACAGCAGCAGCTGGGTTTAGAGGTGCGACTCCCATAGCGAGACGTCCTAATATTACATCTCCTTGGTAGATTACTGAGACATCACCTGAAGTTACTTGAACTTGAGGACCAATAGCTTCTACTAGACCAACAGCTTCTTTCTGGAATATTAATCCACAAGAGTTACTGAACTTAGCAGCTTCACCATAGTCGTTTACAGTTCTCTGACCTGAAGGAGTTGAGTTCTCATGCTCATCAACCATTGACTCAGATACAAATGTACCAGAGTTACCGGGATCAGTTACACCGGGGTTTGTAGCAGACGCTGAACCATACTTAGTACCAAAGCTACCAAAGAATGGGATGTTCATAGATTTGTAAATCTTGATACCAGCAATCTCAATGATGCCGTTACCAGACTGCAAGGAGTCTCCCTGCTCGTCTCTATTTACAAGACCATTAGATCCTACAGCTTGGATTAGCTCATAGTACTGTCTTGGGTTAAGTACTCCAACTCTACCTTCTGTGCTTACACCCTTTTCATCTAGGGCTGCAGCAGCATCATAGAAAGCATTGATTAGAGAAGCAGATACATATGCATCAGCACCTGAGTTGTTTGTACCAACACGAATCTGTGTACCACCGGGTTCTACAAAGTTAGTCTTTGTGATAGGACCAGCTGAACGAGCAGACTTAGTAATAGCTCTGAAGATTCTTCTGTCGTAGTTCTCTGCAAGAGCGTAACCAATCTTACGTGAGATCTCTCCACGTAGGTCATAGTGTGCTAGTGTCTCATCTAGTTCATACACGAATGCTGAACTGATTAAGAGGTCATCACACTCGATTGTTACCTCTGCTACTGGAGGTGCTCCATCGGAGTTACCCAGTATGTTCTGGCCGGGAACATGGAACTCACTATTTGTACGGCCAGTGAAGATGAACTGTAATGATTTACCGTTCTTCAATGTACGCTTAGTGACTAGATCCCTACCAATAGTATTGCGTTGGAATCCTTTGAACAGCTCTCCTGAAAACAATTTCAGATAGAGTGCTCTACGTGCAGCAGTTGTTGTAGCTGCACCATTATCAGCACCAGCCCATGTCAAGGAAGCGCTGTTATTATTATCTTGATGTGCCATTATTATGGAATAAATTTATATTGACTTTCTTACGTACGTAAATTTTTTTGATCATTGTTGTGGTCTATCCCACCGTCTAGACGGCTAATGGTATCCTCCGTAGAGGGCAAAAGCCAATTAGTCAGAGATCCGACACTGAGGTGTCTCTGACCGATGGTAGTTTAAG